CGTGATGCCAACTACGTTTTGCAAGATATCTTGCAAAACGTAGTTGGCATCACGGTTCGATGCGTACAGTGCCACACTGCCCGGCCATGGGTCACCGGCAACCGCAATATGTGGGGATGCGGGCAGCTCATCACCAGTCAAAAGCGGTAGATCCATGAACAGCAATTCAACTGGTATCGGCGCCTGATATGGACGCAAGCTGACAGCATCTTCGATCCTGGGTTGGCGAGTGTATATCTCTGGCGCGACCCGCGTTGCTTCAATCAACCGCAGCCCGCCATCATCAACCCGGTCAATCCGATAGCGCCCCTGATGTTCCTTTGTGTCCAGAAAGATGACATCGCCCGCCTCGACCTGACGATCTGACGGTGGCAACGCAAACTGTATGGTATCACGGGCACACTGTGCCTCTTGCAACCAGCGAGACGTCACTTGCTGCGCCTCTTCGCGCGTCAATGTCACGGGGACATCATTGCGGCTGCTTGATTGTACCAACTGATCCGGACCAACAGCCGCAGCTGAGGCGACGTCAAAATCACCTCCGCTCACGATATAGCTCAATTCGACGCGGCCAAAACTTTCTTCGATCGGTTTGCGCGAAAACGCAATTGACCGATCTTGTTCGGCATCGATCGCAAGGTTTGTGTCATCCACAATATGCGCCACGCGCGCGTTTCGCGTCCGAAACACCAGCGTTCCGGCACGTTCAAACACGTCAAAGCCATGGGTGAATGCCAATGGCTGCAATGCGCCGCGCGCCGTGCCTGAATCCGGCAATGCGTATCCACGCACAACGCCATAAAGCTCTGAGACATCAAAATGTATCAAACCCGCACGATCACAAATCTCGGCCACAACCGAGGCCAATGAACGGTTGCTCGCCCGTCCGTTCAACCAATGCCCGCGATCATAGTTGGCGCCATCCGCCCACATGTTGCGATTGGCCGGGAAGAATGGATAGGGGCGCGCATCCCAGGCCCACACATGCATCCGGTCCGTGTCGACCATGGGCTGACCATAGATGTTTGAGACAGGGTTTTTTTGCTCATCCGCAAAATGGTCCGTCATGGCGCGTAGATACTGCATCTGAATGAAATCATCGCGACTGCCGTTTGAGTAATACGGAAACTCCGATTCAGACGATTTAGGATCGATGAACTTGTTGGGCTGGTTGGTCCCTTTATCAATGGCGGCACAGCCGAACTCTGTGAACCATATTGGCTTACTTTCGGGGATCCAATCTGTCGGCTGGCTGCTTTTTTGTCCATCAATCCGATTGTGGTGCGCGTTGCGCCACCATCCGACGAAATCCTTGTATCGCCAGACCCAAGGCTCATCGTTGCCATCTGTAATTGCGACACGCCTTTGCGCCGCGCGCGCTTCTGGCGTTGGATAGAACCAATCATACCCCTCACCACCGGCAACATTGGAACTTAAGTAATCAATGTTGTGAACGGCCCCATATGTCGCGTCCGCATGATCTTCACCATCCCGCCAATCTGACAAGGGCATATAGTTGTCGACGCCGATGAAATCGATGTTTGCATCGGCCCAGAGGGCATCTAGATGAAAGAACTTATCGCCTGTCCCGGTGGGCTGATATCCGTGATACTCTGACCAATCGGCGGCGTATCCTATCTTGCAGTCGGGCCCCAGAATGGCGCGCAGATCCGCCGCCAAGAGCTTGAACGCACTGACCGCCGGAAAGCTGTTATTCGCACCTCTGATTTGGGTCAGGGCCCGCATTTCCGACCCTAGGCAAAAGGCGTCGACACCGCCAGCGGCGGCACATAAATGCGCATAGTGCAGGATAAACCGCCGATATCCCCAATCGGTCGGCCCTGTATAGGTCACCGATCCATTATTTATTGCAAAATCACCAACGCCCGCATTCCCCATGAATGCTGACACTTCGGTTGCAGCAGTTTGGGTACCATCGGGCGATCCTTCGACGCCAGGCGCGCGGGACGTTGTTATGCGGCCGCGCCACGGCAATGGCGGCTGGCCTGCTGTACCTGTCCACGGGTTGGGAAGGGTGTTGTTGTTCAACTGTTCCATCAAAATAAATGGATAAAAGACAGGCAACAAACCGCGGACCTTCATGTCGCGGATTGCCTCGACCACGGTTACATCCGCAGGTGTACCCCCATAGACTGGCTTGCCGTCCAGTTCCGGCACGAGTCTGGCAACGTCCCGGTCTAGCCCTGACACAGCCCATGGGATCTGATCGCCATCCGCCTCTTTCTGTTCGACCATGGGCCTGATCTGGCAATTGGCGCAACGCAGATCATCGCCAATCCATGACACAACAAGAACGACCGATTTTGTCTTTGGCAGTTCCGCCTGCAAGGCGTCCATCGCAACTGTGTAGTCAGTACCACCCAGGGGAGTGTTCACGTTGACTGCGACCTGTCGACCGAATTCCTTTTGCAAGTAAACAGGGGTTGTCGCCAGGCTGTACTCACCGGTACCGGGGATCAAAGCGACGCCCTTGATGCGGTCATCAAGGTCACTGCTCACGACAGGTAGCTCGGCAGGTGCGGGGCGAATGACTTCGAAATTGAATTGTGGGACGCGGTTCCCGAACTGACCCAATGGCAAGTCTTCAAATACGACGTAAGCCGTGCCGCGATAAGCCGGTGCCAGATCTCGCCCTTCAACGGCGGTAATTTTGGGATCAGGCAGCTGATGTTGACTGCCCGTGTAGACCCGCATGTTCAGATCGGGGGGCGACACCTCTTCCCCATCGGCCCAGATCCGACCGACGCTACCGATTTCACCCTCACACAAAGCCACGGCCATACTGACCGCGTAAGAGTAGGTGGTTGTTTCTGGTTCAGATGGCGCACCTTTGCCCCCACCGGAGCCCCCAGTTGTTGTCGCTGTTTCCGTAAACCGTGTGGCCCAGATAACCTGCCCAGGCACCCGCACGCGCCCATATGTTTGTGCAACGGCTGCCCCCTCACTTGCGCCTGTGAGCCGGAACCGTTCAACGCGTGGTCCTTCTACGGCATTGCTGCCGCTTCCCAGAATCTGTTGATCGATCCGACGGCCAATCGCGGCCCCAGCCGCACGCCCCAATGTGGTCAGCGGCAGACCGAAAACAGACCCGCCGACCGAGCCGCCCAGCGCCATGCCTGCGGCAGAAAGTGCAATCGTCGCCATAGTATCTGTCCTTTAGGTAATCGAAAATCTGGCGGCGATCTTGCGGCGCCAAGGTTTGGAAAGCGGGCTTTCGACAACACCATGCCTTGCATAAGCGTGAATGAACCGTGGGCGCGCACCAGCAACTGAAATGAAGCCCAGATGTTTCGCGACAGCATCATGACGCATCCGGAACAAGACAACCTGCCCGGCCGCAAGCGGAGCGTCTTCAACAGGTAGCATGTGGCGCATCGCGGCATCATACAGCAATTCTTCGCCGCGTGGCTCTCCCCAATCAGTTGAATAGGGTGGAACAGGTTCTGGTTCATCACCGTGCAGATCACGCCAAACACCACGTATCAGCCCCAAACAATCACACCCGACCCCTTTGCATGAGGCCTGATGCAAATAGGGGGTGCCAATCCATTCGCGTGCGGCATCAACAACGCTACTCATCCGTTCAGGCTCCCGCCGTCCAATGGCGTACCGGAACGCGGGACCGAGACCAGCCAATCTTCTCCTGGAATGTTTGGAAAACCGCGAAAGTTCAGAAGATTGTCGAACTTAGTGCGGCACGTGACCAACCTTTTGTCGCACCCAGCACGCAATCGGACCTCATCACCAACAACGACTTGCGCTTGCAAGGGAAGCCAAAGTGTAATTTCCCGACGGTCGCCAGCGAGAACGTGATCAGCCTTGATAACGCCTTTCAAGCCGGCAGCGTTACCGGACAACATCTGGATTGAACCATAGTCAAACCATTGCGGTGCAAACTGCGGCAAGCTCTCAAAAATCAGAACATTCTCATTTAGTCGTTGGGCGATCTTCGTTTCGACCGCATAGGCCGGGTCAGCAACATCAAACTGACACTCTTCGTCTCCTAGAACAGCACGACAACTGCGTTGGTAGGAATGTCCGGTCGGGCTATTCAACGCCTCGGTCAAACCCCGCAGTTCAACCTGAAACCCGCCAGACGATCGGGTCATTTCGCCAAATGTACCCCGAAACTTGATCTGACGGGCGTCTGGCGCATCCCATTGAACCAACCAGGCCGTGACGACTGCATTGTCGTATCTTCCGGCGTTGATATCGGCCTCGGTGATGGCATCCGATTGCAAAACACCTATGGCTTCGCTGTTGTTGACCGACAGACCTGTTGTCTCGGCCAATGCTTGCGCGGTGAGTCCATGGTGCGGCAAAAAACTGTTGCCAGCAAAAGTGATCATTTGGTCGTGATCGGTGAACCCCAACCGAAAACCATCTTGTCTTTCCAAAAGCCAGCATTGACACAGGTGCGTCGTACCGGACTTTAAATGCTGTTGAAGCATTTCCGCTGTCATACCCGGATCTCCACGATAGGCACGTTGGGGGCTTCGCCTGCGTGAAAGCTGGCAAGGCTGGTCAGGATTGTGTCAGTGTCAAACCGGACCGGCACGTCAAATTCGAACCCCGCGCGGATCTCGGCAGATTGGTCAGGCGGATGCGCAAATGTTAGAAGGCCGGTCGTTAAATCAAGTGAATAATCAACCTCGTCCTCAACAAGATCACCACCGACAGCGACGCGGACCGACCCTGCCACTGGTTTGCAAATCGGTCTGGCGTAAGAGGTTTCACCCGACGCGTAGTTCTTAACCAGCTGAAAGCGCGTTGTGTTTTCATCACCGACCGCAATCAACTGATCCGACGCCTCTACATCTTCTGAATGTAAACTGGATTTGTAGTCGCTCCAATCTTTCCAACGGAACCCTATCAATTGCCCCTGCCGCGCCTCAAAGAATGCGATCAACGTCTCGACATCATCCAAAGATCGCAAGCCAAAGCCTGCATCGTAGCGACGGCGTGAGTGTGCCCAAGGGGTATTGCGCTCTTCAAACCCGTTGGCCAGCGTTACAATCTCTGTCCGGCGTTCTGGCCCGCCGAGCGATCCAAAGCTCAATGAGGCAGGAAACCTTATCTCGTGAAATGCCATCTTGCCCTCCGATCAGGAATTGCGATTACCACGTTGCAGGGCGCGGGCGATCTGCGCCGCGATCTGGGCCTGACTACGCTGAAAACCGGCGGTATCAGGCGTCGTGATGTTCATATTGACCGTGACGCTGCCACCACCCTTTGTCGCGACACCCAACCGTCCATCTGCCCCTCTGCTCAACGGCATGATCGCCTCAGGGCCAGCCTCACCCATTAATCCGGTCCCGCCGCGCATCGGGAACGTCACCGGAGATGACACAACCCCACCCTTAGCAAAGGGCATAACGTGGCCTTGCGAAAAACCCCCACCATTTGCAAAGGGCATGAGCCCGGAGATGGCGTTGTTAAGACCGTCAGCCAAGACGCCCCCAAAATGATCGGTCATCGGTCGTGTTGCTGCGGAATAAACGGTATCCAACATGGATTTCGCGAGCCCCGTTAACGTGTCCGACAATTTAGCGCCATCCAGCACCACCCCATCAAGCGCCCGACGCAAACCGTCCGAAAACCCGCGTTCCAGATTGCCCAGATCCCGCACCGTCGACTGAAGGCTGCCTTGCACATTATGCAGCTGGTCGTCCAAGGCAGCGGCCATCGCCCCTGTATCACCCAGACTTCGTTCTAACGCGCTGATATCGCTTTCCAGCAAGTCCACTTTGTCCAGATCAGTCATCATCGACGTCCTTCATTAGGTCGGGGAAGGCCCCCAGCAATTCGGTCAATCGCGCGCGATCCATCGGCGATTGTTGGGCATCAAGCCCAAGCATCAGTTTCAGCTCAGCCGGGGTCAGCGCCCAAAATTCATGCGGTGTCAGCCGCAATTGCAACAGCCCCGCGCGCATGACACCCGGCCAATCGAATGCCGTCATGTCACTGTGGCGAAGGCACGTTGGATCAAAAGCGCTGCAACCCGCGCGGCCCCCAGTGCGCCACCTTCAATCTCGGCGGCCATCAAATCCTCAGACCGCCCTGCCCATCCACCGCCACGCAGCCCTGCGACCAAGACAGCCAATACATCACGGCTAGACAGGTTACCGCTTTCAAACCGTTTGACGAGCTCGACGATGCTGCCGACCTGCATCGTTGTCTCCAATTCCGCAATCGCACCAAGGGTCAGTTTGCAGATTTGGGGGGTCCCATCGATCACGACCCTGACTTCACCAGCCAATGGGTTTGCCATTAGACCAATGC